ACCTTTGGCGCGCCGCTCCCCAAGGTTGCATCTGCCATCGTCTAGGATTCCCTTCTGGGCACTCTGGCCCTGATCTTGTCCAGCGTGCTTTTACCCACGCCTGGAATGGCGGTTATCGCTCCGTCCTCGGCAGCCTTGATCTTGCGCGGCGTATCCAGCCTGGCCTTGACTAGCTTTTCGGCCAGCTCGCCATCGCCCAAGACGTGCGCCAGTTTTCTGACTCGTGCGTCCATATCATCCCTCATACTCGTGAAGCCCAAAGTAAAAGTCGAGCGTTCCTGTATCCTGGCCTGGGCACATCACCCGGAACCACAGCTTACTCCCCGCCGGGGCACGTCCGGTCTGTACGTCGATAATCCCGGCCTCCTTTTGCACAGAAGCCGCATAGATCAACTCGGTGTAGTTTCCAGCCGCCAGCCCCGCCGCGCCACTATCCCCGCGCGCGAACTGCAAAAAGTAAGTGCTGGCCCGTTCGGTATCCTCGACGATCATCCGGTGTGGGTCAAAGTAGGCTTTGCCCACAACCGTAGGGGTATCGCTGCTGCCCAAGACCTGGACCCAGTCGCCCCACGCATCGTTTCCAGCATCGGCTTGAAACGCGCCCCCGCCTTCCCCGATCCGGTCGGCTACGTGGACCTCGCCATCGGGTACGCTTGCCGTCTCAAACCAGCGCGCGCCAGAGTGCAAGTGCCGCTCGATCTCGCCCACTCGATAGGCCAGAGAATTGGCCGTCCCGGTCAGTCCATCGACCGCCTCGTCATCGACCTTGATCCCGTAACCCTGGAGCAGGAGGACGCGGGCCGCCAATGAGTTGGCAACCTCGTCCCCCTCTCCAATTGTCGCCTTTTCGAGTATCCACGCTTCTGTCGCCATAGACTCCCTTTAGGTCGGGTTCGTGACTTGCTGGCCGTTCATACACCAGTTTGAAATCCACGCGTCTGTGGCCGCCGCCGTACAGAGATCGTCGAGGTCGCCGTTGGCCGGCACAGGCAGCAGGCACGAGAGCCAGTTGTTGGCAATCGTGTTGTTCCCGCCGCCGGTCGTGTTGATCCCCTGATCGGTCGCCACGCCCGCACCCTGCGCGTTGCCGTTAAAGATGCGGTTGTTGTAAATCTGGTTGTCCGTCGCGCCGCCCAGGAGGGCAATCGCCGCCGTCGCGCAGTTCTCAAAGTAGTTGTCGTGGATCGAGGTGTAATTCGTCCCGCTGCCGGCTGCCGCGGTGTACACGCCGTAAGCGTCGCACTCCAGGAACAGGCAGTCGTGGATGTCGCAGTACCAGCTGTACTCCAACTGGATCGCGGTATCCACCGTGTCGTCAAAGACGCAATGGCGCACGGTCAGGTTCTCGCCAAAGAGCGTCAAGCCGTCCCAGATCGCAGAGATCGCGTTGCACCCGGCATAAGTCGGGCCTTGCGAGAACATAAAGCCCTCGATGGTGCAGTCCAGCGCCGTGACCGTGATACACGTCCCGCCGTTGCTGGCCGGATACCAGTACACGCCCTGACCCGCGCTGGAGATACCCACCAGGCGCACGCCCGGCACGTCCAGGGTCACCTCTTCCGAGATTGCCGTCACGCGCCCATCGGCAGGGTTTCCGTACTGCCACGAGTTGTTAGCCATCACCGCGATCACGTCGCCGTGGTACGGCTGGCACTTGGTGATCGCGGCTGCCACGGTCTGGAGCGGGTCTTGTGGGTTCGTGCCGTCGCGCTGGTCTGAGACACCCACGGCGTTGGGGTCTACGTAGAACACGGTGCCGTGGGTGTCCGTTCTCAGGCCGGTCTCGGAGTCCGTGCCTGGCACGCCCATTTGCCCTGGGTACCAGGGTGGAAGGCGCTGCAATGGGATAGGCCAGCTTACGTTAGGTCCTGGCATAGCATCCTCCTCTACTCGCTGTAGTGGTTGCCGGAGAAGTTGATCCCCAAGACCTGCGCAGCCGCCACGGCGATGTCGTAGGTTGCCGCGTCCGTTGCCGTCTCATACCAGTTGTCACAGACCAACCCATCCGCCGCCTGGTTGTTGAAATCGATGGCGTCGGTGTAGTCGATGAACACGTTGGACTGGTAGACAAAGTTGTGCGGCGTCCCACCGGCCAGGTGCTCGATCCCGTTCGTATTGTCGATGAACGTGCAGCGCCGCACAACGTTGTGATCGGGGTTGTTGCTTGGAGACGCGCCGAACGCGACGCCGGCGTCAAATCCCTCAAAGTTGCAATCCTCGATCAGGTTGTACGCGCCCGCGTAGCCCCAGACGCCATAGGCCGCGCCCCACCAGTCCACAAACCGGCAGTGGTGGATGTGGCAAAAGCCGCCATCTGTGCCACCGCCTTCGCCGTCCAGCACGAGCGAGCAAGAGCCGGTCGCGGGCGTGCCGCCATGCGCTACGTTGCGCGTGATGATGTCCAGGTAGGCAATGGTACAAGGCACCTCGACAATGAACATCGGCCCGGTCGTGTAGGACGCTGCCGGATAGATGACCGCGCCGTTTTCGGGCTGCTCTGGGTTGCCGCCGATGGGCATCCCCAGGATGCGCACGTCGGCCTTGTTGACCGTGATCGCAGCGGTCGGGTTGTACGTGCCGGGGGCAATCCAGATCAGGTCACCGCGCCCGCTGGTCGCGTTCGTGATCGCCTGCCCGATGGTCGCGAGCGGATAGCGCGGGTCGGTGCCGTCGTTGTTGTCGTCTGCCTCGCTGTGCCCGCCGTCCACAAAGAACTCCAGGGCGTCCGGGAAGTGGCGAAAGCCGAGCGGGGTGTCGCTGCCCTTGACCCCGATCTGCCCGCCAAACCAGGGCGGGGCCTTGAGCATTACGTGTGCTTCTCTGCTCATAGTTTCTCCTATGCCATCAGCCGTTCAGGCGTCCACATCGTCGGCGCATTGTCCGGCACGGGCGGTTGCCCACCTTCGAGACAGTTGATCTTTTGCTGCAAGACCACGGGCGCTACCTCGTCCAGAGACAAGCCGGGGTAGAATTTCATTGCCCCTAGCTCGTCCTCCAGGCAGTAGAGCTGCCCCGTCGTGCGGCTCTCGATCACGTGTCGCTGCCCCTGTGGCGTGGGCTCGCCCTCGTCCAACAAGACGAGGCCCAAAAACGCCGCGTGCTCCGGGCTGCCGAATGCGATATAGTCCGCGCGGTCTCGTGGGTCCTCTGATCGCGGGTGCTCCACGAGGCCCGCGCGGTTTAGTAGCGCCTCTAGCTGACGGACTCGTTGTTCAAGTTCTGCGTTGGTCGCCATTTGTTGCTCCCCTTTTGTGCCCTATGGTCTAGGGCGCTGTGCCGGCGCTGTAGTACCCGCCGCGCACGTCCACATAGTTGCCGTTGCCGGTTCCGCCGATGTACGTGCCGAAGATGTCGATCACTTTCATCACGACGTTCCCGGTGTCAAAGTCGCCCATGATCGCGGGGGCCTGCGCGCCTGCGCCGAGCATCGAGCCGATAAACTCCATATCGCTGCGCTTGCGCGCCACGCGCGGGCCGGTCCATCCTTGCATGCGGGCCATCACGAACGGTCGAATGTTGTTCGACGTGCAGAAGGCCCACCAGGGCAAGTTGGGTGCGGTGCCGGTGATGTACGGGTCCTCAATGAACGTGAAGGGCCGTACGATATTCTGGGCGTTGGTCGCCAGTTCGGGCACCAACTCGCTGTTCTGGATCGTGAGCGCCGTATCGACCAGGCCGCTGTGAATGACCAGGTAGTCCAGTCGGGCGTTGATCGGGTTGCCCGCGGCGTTGGTGCGCTGGTTGAAGGCCATCCTGGCCTCGCTGATGCGGGCCGTGGTCAAGCGCCCGGTCGTCGAGTAGAGCGCGCCCAGGGCGGTCATTGCGGCGATGCTCACGGCGTTGGTGTACATCCGGCTCACGAACTCCTCTGCCGTGCGCCGGGCCGCCTCGCCCATCAGGCGGACGGTGTCCTCAAGGTACCCAAGGTCATCGTTGACCAGCGCCTCATAGGAAAAGTCGATCTGCTTCTCCCACCTGTAGACCTGCCACTGGCGCTTGGTCGCGTCGTCGATAGTGCCCGGTCGCGCCTGGCCCTTCTGGCCCACGTACTCCAGGCGGTCAAAGTCGCCCCTGTTCTGGTACCGCGTGTGGGGCAAGAAATTGGCCACCGTATCCACAAAGACCAGGGGCTCATAGTTGAACATCTTGCGCTGGTATCCGGGCATCAGCTCCCGGTTGACGTACTCTTCCAGCGCATAGGGAAAGTCGGCAGAGACCAGGGTCTCGGCCAGTTGCTCGTTCTCAGCCGGCGGGGCGGCGTAGGAGAGCTGGTGGTCCATCTCTCGAAAGAGGGCGTCCACCTGGCCCAGCCGCTCGCCGCTCGCGCCGCGTTCGCTCAGTTGTGCCTTGCGGATGTCCGCAAGCAGGGAAAGAAAGCGTCTCATGTTGATTTCTCCTTTACGCCAGGTCTCGCCAGCCGTTGGACAGGATGACGCAGTAAGCTTGCTGCACCAGGCTGTTGCTGAGCGCGCTGTCAAAGGTAGCCGCCGCGTTGGGGCCGCCGACCATATCGTCGGCGTACTCGTCCTGGCAGTAGAACAGTTGTCCCGCGCACGGGTTCTTGAGCCCGTCCTCGTTCAAGGGGCTCATGGAAAGCGTAACGCCGGCGGCCAGGGCCTCCGAGTCGTCCACGTAGACCGGCTGGCCAATCACCGGTGCGGTCTCGAATGTGGCCGGGGTCGTGCCCGAGTAGGTCAGGACGTTCGCCACCCAGTTGCGGACGATCATCCCGTCTGCGATGTTGACCCGGGCCAGGCTCTCGGCCAGGGTCGAGCTGGGGGTTACGTCCATCACGACGCCGGTCAGGTTCAAGGGCCGCCCGTCCGCTGCCGTGCGCCCACCGATGGCGATCACCGGGTGGACGCCGTTGTAGTTGCCGTTTGCGTCGAGCAGGCTGTCCTTGGTCGTCGCGGCGTTGTCGTACACCGGCCAGACATCGGCCTCGTGTACCTGCACCGAGACGATAGGGCCGCTCGCCTGCTCGTAGCGTTCGCTGGTATCGCTACCATAGAACTCGGTTGTGCTCATTCCGTCACCTCCACGTCATAGGTCAGGCCATACCGCTCTTTGATGCGCTTGTAGCGCGCCTGGCGGTCGGCCTCGCTGATCGGTTGTCTTTCTTGCGCGGGTCCCGGTTCGCCTTGCGCGAAGGGCTGCCCGCTCCCTGACGCTCTTTTGAGAATGCGCTTGAACTCGGCTATAGCGTCCTGTACGGCCTGTTCGCTCTCGTAGGGGCGGTCGAGCAGCCGCCGCGCATCCTCGCCCAGCCCAGACTCCGCGAGAAGTTCGCCCACCCGCTCCGCCGAACAGGCTGCCTCTGGGGTGGCCTCTTCCGCGTCCGCCTGGTCCTGCTCGCCGTCGGCGCTCTGCGCGTCCTCGGGCTCCTGGGGCGGGTCTGCGTTTTCCTCTCGCAGCGTCACGGTTTCGGCTTCCTGGACCTCAACGTCCTG